TTATAACTAAACATATAAGCTAACTCATACAAATTATTAGTTTGGCGAGCATACTGTAGGTATGTTTCTTGGATTTGATTATCTAAATAAAAAGATAAAATATCACCTACATAAGAGGCCATCTCCATAAACATTATACCAGGTGATGCTGGAGAAAAGTCGTTATAGGTTGTAGGGAAATACGTGCGAGCATAATTAATTAAACTTGCTCTTAGTTCGGTAAAATCCTTATTTATATATTGTATATTGCGTCTTACAGCCATTAGTTGAATGCTATTTGAATTTCGTCTGATATAGCTGTATCTACAATATTATAAGTTAAAGATACAGTTATAGTGTTAATATCGGGATTTTGGAGTACTTCTAAATTTCCTACTACTACGTTAGGGAAATAACGAGTTAGTTTAGACTGTACATCTTCTTTTAAACTATCAAGATTATTTGAAGTAATTTGTTCAAAAATAAAACTTCTTAAACCACCTCCAAATGTTGGATTAAGGTATATTTCACCGGGTTCGGTTAAAAAAAAGTTAATTAAGTTATTTTTGATTGCATTTTGGGTTGTGTATGTAGAATAAAAAACCCCGGGGGCATCAAAAGGTATAGCTACACCAACAGCCGTTCCTGGCTTAGTATCAATTGGAAATATCTTTTGTGCTCCGAATGCCATTTTATTTCTTACCCATTAAGCCCATAATCATATCTAGACCAACATTACCTGATGGTAAGGCCGACCCTTCACCTGATGTGTTCATGCCTGGAGCTACTTGTAGAGTTGTTTGATTTATACCTTCTCCCCTAGCATCAGATGAATTAAATGAAAGAGTATCTTGTCCTCTTCGCATATCTCCCATAATACTTTCCATCATTGCTCTTTTTTCAGTAGGGGATTTTTGTGGAAGTTGGGGTGATGTTGTATCAACCACTACAGGAGACATTTGATAAGTTTCCTGGATTGGTAGTTTAGGAGCGCGGACTGCTTCCAAAAGGATATCTTTTAGTTCCTCTTGGATAGCTTCTCTAACGGCTTCTTTAATAAATGATTTTAATTCACTAGGTTTCATCTGTTATAAATATTAAAATTAATTAGCTTTTAAATTATCTCGATCAATTATAAATTTAAGTTCATCGAGTAGGGTTTGGTTATTTGTTGTAAATGATAGGGGTGTTTCTAATAATTTAATCCCACTTGTATTTAAAGCAACAGCTTTTCTACGAGTTACAGTAGCTGTATAAGGTACTTCTTCTATTTTTAAAACAAATCCTTTATAACTACCACTGTTTATATCAGAACGTGTTTGAATTTCTGAAAAGGTTTTAACAGTATTCGATATAGGAACTACTTGTGAGTTTGGTGCACAAAAATTAATTAAAATATCTAATTGACCTAAAGTTCTAACTACTTTATTAATAGTTGAAATAACTATAGCAAAAGGAACAGGAGTAGCATTTAATGATCCTTGATTTTTTTCTAAAAAAGGAATTAATTTATCATCAAGAGTTTCTAAATCACTTAATATAGCAGGGATAGCCCCAGGTAAACCAAAAGGAATAGCTTTAGAAGCGGCTGATACTCCTATTTTAACTGCTTCTACTATAGTAGTTAACTGACTTAAAGAATTTGTTACATCCTGTATAGCTCCTATACTAAAATCTAAAACTCCTAATTGATTTCCTATACTATTTAATTGGTTTACAATATTATCTCTAGTTAAAATTAAATTAGCTAATGATTCAGGTGTTGGACAATATTGTTGTTTTACCTGCTCTATTTGTTCCGGGGTAGTAGCCTCAGCTTTAGCTATTTCAAATTGGGCTATAGCATATTGTTGAAGCATAGATTTAAGTTTAGGTAAAATTGTTTTAAGAATTTTTTTACCTAAATTCAAAATACGTTGTCCTAGTTTAGCTTTACCTTTAGGTTTCAACTCTTCAGGAGTACTTTGTTCTACTATAGTAGGATCAACTTGCTGAAGTTGGGTATTTTCTTGAGCTTGTTGCCTTGTTGCTGCCTCTTTTTGTCTAGTTTGTTCTATTTGTTGGGGAGTAGGAGTAGCTACATTTGTATTATTTATTTCAGTAACTATTGGTAGAGGTGGCAAAGGTGCTAGGTTATAGGAATCTATATTACCGGGTCCTAATACTCCAAAAGCTTCTGTAACTGATTTTTCATAAGCTAAAGCTGTTTCTTGTGTAAAATTTATTTTTACATAAGTTGTTGATTTTACAAAAACCCCATCGGCATATATTTCAACTACGGGGTCTCCTGAGCCGTTTTCAAGGTATGTCTTATAAGTAAATTTATTTACTAGTATTTTAGCCATTATACAGTCTTTACAGAATTAGATTTCAAACCTTCTAATTGATTAATTACATTATTAATTGTAATAGTAGTTAAAGCCGCTACAGTATTAGTAGGTGCTAAAGGGACACCTAGAGGAACACCCATCTGAAGTGATAATGTATTAGTTAGATCTGCAAGTTGAATTAATAAAGTTCTTAATAAATCAATAGTGGAATTGCCTAATAAAACCGATTCAGTAGCACTTTTTGATCCAAGATATACTTCACCGGCCTGCAATATTACAGGACCTGTTGTATCAAAGTTAATAGATTCAACAGCATTTAAATTAATTGATTTTATTGAACTTAAAAGCAAATGATCTTCGGTTGTATTAAATACTAGGCGACCTGAATTTAGAATTATTTGTTTACCTGCGTATTCATTAGGTTTAGCTGGGGGATTACTAGTATAACTAAAATAATCGTTTATGCTAGAGGCCTTTAAAGGTATTTTTTGGGTGCTTGTAAAATAAATAGAAGTATCATCATTATTGATATCCTCTATAGTGGGGATCCATCCTTCATCTGTTTGATTACCTTGCCCATTACGAATTATAGTAATAGGATCTCCATCAGTTCCTATTGAAGACCAATTATTTGGGGTATTTTTTACTGTAGACCCTAATCGTATTGAATTACCCCACCTACCCTCTATAATTTTATCCCCCTCAAAAGGTAAAAGTGGATGGATATTGCCTCTTTCAACAAATGTTGCACCTAAAAATATTTCAGTAGATTGATCAGTTACCCTTCTTACACTACCTAATTGTGTTTGAACGTAGTCTTTTTGTTGAGACGGAGGTAATATATTAGAGTTTTGAGGAAAAGCATTATGGTGAGGGTGATTCCAAATTCCTACTGTGTTTATATAATAGTTAGTTTTTGTAGAAGTAAATTCACCAATGTTTGTATTAGGTAAAGCTAAAATATAAACAATCTCATTTATTAAGGGGAAACTCTTTACAGAAGGATCCAAGGGACGAGCTGTAGGATACAATTGATTAGGAGGGGTAGGTGAATCTACTAAATCAAATTCGATAGTACCTAAACCATTCCATTCTCCGAATTCTTTAAATCTTGGGTGGGCTTCATCCAATACTATACTAATAACACGACCTGATATTAGTAGGCTGTTAAGACTTAAATTAGTAAAGGTTCCAAAACTATTTTGTTTAGAACTATTAGCTACATTATTGATAGCTATAAGACCTCTACTACTAGCCATTACTCCTCAGATTTAAACTTACTTATCTCGTCAAGTAGTTGTTGTTTTTCCTCGTCTGAGATACCTAATCCCGCATCGGTTGATTCGCTGTTCATGGCACGTTGTGCTAAAGCCGACATTTTGATTAAAATATCATCGTTTTTAACCCCTATTTCCATATATTCTTTAATTAATGGAACAATTAGGGTAGCATCACCAATTTCTTCAATCATAGGTTGAAGTTCCTTGATAAGAGCATTCACTTGCTTATCCTTTTTTTGTTGGTTAATATAAATCTCCTCTAGAAGATCCGAGAATTTTTTCTTACCGAATACTATTTTATCAAACTGGCTCATAGTTATAAATACTGGGTTATTTAAAGTTTACATAACCGTGTTCTAAATAAAATATATAGTTGTGTTTGAATATATCGTATAGCTGGTTAGCTATTTTAGTAATTTTAGGTGTTTTAGCATCTACCTGCTCTCTTATATATATGTAAAGTGCCTTTTTATTAAATATGTCTATATCTTCCCGTTTACGGAACAATTCCAATATAGCATCCGCTATTTGAGCGTCTTCATCTTTAGCGAACAATTCAAAGATATTTTCAGTACAATACTCTGTGTATAAGTCTATAAATATAGATAATTTATCCTGGTGGGGGTCACTTGCCGTCATCTCATCTATAATATATGAATGGCGTTCGTCCTCTTCTACTCCTTCTACTGGGGCTTTGTCGATTCTACGTTTGTAGTTTCGCGTATTAGATATAATTAAATATCTTTTAACAATGGTTCCAAAATAAGAGTATGCCTTAGATCCTTTAGTTTGATCATACAGATGCATCTTAGATAAAAGAAAGGTGATTACCTCGTGTTGAAGATCCTCAATATTTTCTACCTCAGTATAATAGAATTTAAAAGTATGAATAATATTTTCAGTTAACTTAAAAAA